AACATCCGTTACGGAGCAGTCAGTGATGATGAACCGATAGACAAGGAATTGGCAGAGATCATGCTGGCGCAGATTGGTGTCTGGTACAGCGCCATGGATCAGCGTATTGAGGCTTACATCCCATCTATGCGGGACAGCTTCACCAACCGCCGCAAAGTACAGCAAGGCAAGTTGCCAACCTACGACTGGACAACGGTGTGGATTGAGCCATCTAAGCCCCGCCAAGAGTCCAAAGGGGGAACACACGCATCACCCCGACTGCATGAGCGCAGAGGCCACCTGAGAAGGCTAAAAACAGGCAAGAACGTCTGGGTCAAGTCCTGCAAGGTTGGTGACGCAAGCAAGGGGGCGATATTTCACGACTATGCAATCAAGGAGATGAACACATGAACTGTAAACACCGCTGGGAGCCGAGCAATTTCGGTATCAAGTACCGCATACCCACGCACTACCTGTACCAATGCACCCGGTGCAGCAAGATCATCGGCACGTTACTCAAGGAGAAGAACACATGACCTGGTGGATGTACCTCATCGGCATTGCTCACACGCTTGTGTATGTGTGGGCGTTTTGGAGCAAAAAGAAATGAACCAATGCAAACATCGATGGCTGCTGACACCATCACCACATCGCACGCAATATCACTACCAATGCGCCAGGTGCAATCAAGTGGCATGGGCCGCGCTCAAGGAAAAGCAATCATGAACATCACGATATATACCAAGTCAGGCTGTCCGAACTGCGACACAGCCAAGGCGCTGTTGAAGGCCAAGGGGCTGGCATATAGCGAGGTTGATGTCGAGGTGGGGGATCGCTTGGCAATACTGCTCAACAGTTATCCAGAGGCTCGGCAAATGCCTCAGATCTGGATCAACGATCAAAGGGTTGGTGGCTTGGCTGGCCTGCAAGCTGCACTTAAAAAGGTTGGACTATGACAAACATCATCAACACACTGAAAACGATTTATGCGCCGCCAACTGCTGAAACGCTGGCACTGCGCGAACTGGAACAATCGCGCCGCGATCTGCTGTCTGCGCATACCCAGCAAGAGTATTCGACAAAGATGGTCGAATTTCACAAGATCAAGATCAAGCGCCTGTCGGCATTCTTGAAAGGCATGGAAGAACAATCATGATCGACACATATTTCGACCGAGTTTCTTGGCCCACCTGGATGAACCTCAAGCCCCAATCCAATCACTGGGAAGACCCAAGATATTTCAATCATCAACTTTATATGACGATGATCGACCGCAATGTGGCCGAGGCCAAGGTTAATGTGAATGCCGTGATTCAGAACCGTGCTGCTTGGCATCGCGTTGAGATCGGCAATCACATCAAGCTGGGCGATGCCGACAGCGTGTTCAAGCCCGATGGCACATTCAAAACAATATGGACTGCAAAATGACCGAAAGCGACAAACTGCCTGCCCTGTCAAAGAAGATGGCGCACGAACTCTCAAACTTGCTGTATCTGACAAAAGATGATTTCTTTTGCTCCGACCAATGGCAAGCGGCCATGGATGCTCTTGACAATTACATCAACGAACTGAACAAGGATAAAAATGACAAACCCTGACCACGCCCAGCGCCTGCACGCCCGAATGAGCGCCAGCAAGATTTCGAGGGTTGCTGTCTGCCCTGGATCACTGCTGGCCGAGGAAGGGCTGCCAAACAGCACCAGCGAGGCTGCTCAGCGAGGCACTGACATTCATGAGATCGCCGAGCAGATACTGCGCCAGCAGCCTGTCACTGGTATTGATGCCGAGATGCTGGCCATCGCGCAAAAGTATGTCACCACAGCGATGGAGCAAACAGCTCATGCCAAGAAACATTACATTGAGTTGGATGTGACCGAGGCGCTGAAGACCATTCACGAATCGCTCGGTGGCACTGCTGACCTCATCGCCATCGGTGGTGGCGTGATGACTGTTTGCGATCTCAAGACTGGCCGCATCGAGGTTTCGCCCGAGAACAATTTGCAGTTGATGACCTATGCGCTCGGTGCGGCCATTGCGCTGAATGCACCGCCGACAGTGACTGTGCGCTTGGCCATCTATCAGCCCGATCATGGTGGCTGGCGTGAATGGTCATGCACCCATGCCGATCTGATGGCCTGGAAGGACAAGCTGCGCGATCTGGCAGTGGCTGCGCACCAGCCCGATGCGCCAAGGAACCCCGATCAGGATGCCTGCAAGTATTGCAGGGCCAAGACCCAATGCGATGCCCTGCGCCAAGTGGCTGTGAATGCGGCCAAACAGGAATTCGCCTTGGGCATCACGCCACAGCAGTTGGAAGATGCCGCCCTGTGCAGCACATGGGCAGAGGCTGTGCAAGATGCGGCCAAAAAGCAGTTGGCCGATCAGCCCGAGTCGATCAAGGGCTGGGCCATGAAGCCTGGTGCAAGGATGACCAAATTCAAAGATGAAAAGATGGTGGCCGAATTGCTCAAGGGCAAGCCAGAGGCATTCAGCTTGAAGTCGGCCAGCGCCATCCTGAAATTGGGTCTGGAAGTGCCAGAGGCCATGATCGAGGAAACCCGCAAGTCTGCATCACTGGTGAAGGTGAAGGCATGAAAGTTCTTGTCGCCTGCGAATACAGTGGCCGAGTGCGTGACGCATTTTTAGCCGCTGGACATGAAGCCATGTCATGCGATCTGCTGCCGACTGATGCAACAGGGCCACATTACCAAGGTGATGTGTTTGACATCATCAATGATGGCTGGGATTTGATGGTGGCTCATCCCCCATGCACCTATTTGTCTGTCAGTGGTATGCACTGGACCACTCGCGGCCTGCGTGACCCGCAACTGACAGAAGACGCGCTGGATTTTGTCAAGGCATTGATGGCCGCGCCGATCGAGCGCATTGCCATTGAGAATCCGATCAGCGTTATCAGCAGCCGAATCCGCAAGCCTGACCAGATCATCCAGCCTTGGATGTTTGGTCATGATGCCAGCAAAAAAACATGTCTTTGGCTAAAGAATTTGCCACTGTTGTCATCCACTCAAATGATCGAGCCTCGCATTGTCAATGGTCGAACTCGCTGGGGCAATCAGACTGCCAGCGGCCAGAATAAATTGGCTCCAAGTGCAGATCGCTGGAAAATCCGCAGCGAGACATACAAGGGCATTGCTGATGCAATGGCTGCGCAGTGGGGTAATTTGTGACCCTCTACCCTCACCAAGAGATCGCACGCGATTTTCTTCTGACCCGCAAACGCTGCATCTTGGCCGATGCGCCCAGGGTCGGCAAGACGCTGCCAACAGCCGCAGCAGCCATGCAGCACTTGCCCGTTCTGGTGGTCTGCCCTGCTGTGGCCAAACCTGTTTGGCAAAAGGCGTTCAAGCACTTTGGCATTGATGCTGTGATTGTCAATGGCCGCGAGATGGCCGCAGGCTGTGTGCCAGGTGGTGCGCTGATCGTCAATTACGATTTGCTGCCCTATATGACCAAATTGCAGGGCTGGCAGACGCTGGTAATCGACGAATGCCATCGTGTAAAAACACCCACAGCCAAACGCACCAAAGCGGCCATGAAGCTGATGAAAGCCACGCCCAATGTCTTTGCACTGTCGGGCACGCCTGTGCCAAACAGACCCATCGAGATCTGGCCACTGCTGCACGGCCTGGGGATCTATAAGGGGTCTTGGGTCAAGTTCGCTTATCGATACGCCAAGGCATGGCAGTCGCCTTGGGGCTTTGATGTCTCAGGGGCCAGCAACTTGCCAGAACTAAAAAAAGCACTGGCCCCCCATGTGTTAAGGCGCACCAGGGCTGATGTTTTCCAAAATTACCAGCAGCCTGTCATCAGCATGATCGAGTTGGATTTGCCCATTGACCGCAGGGAAAAGCAATTTGATGCCGAGGTGCTGGTGCAAAACCCAAACCTGATACTGGCGCTCGATGGCCTGTCCGAGATCATGCGCGAGGGTGGCATTCGCAAAGTGCCGCTGGCGCTGGATTTCATCAAAGGCAAGCTGGATGATGACCCATCAGAATCGCTGGTGGTGTTTGCTTGGCACAAAGATGTGGCCGCCATGCTGCACGATGGCCTGAAGGACTACCAGCCTGTGATGGTCACTGGTGAAACCCCAGCAGCAGATCGGCAAAAGCACATCGACGCATTTCAATCAGGCGAGGCCAAGGTCATCATCGGCAACATCGCCACGCTCTCTGAAGGCGTTGATCTGTCCAAGTCCAGCACTGTGATTTTTGTCGAGGCGACTTGGGCCACCAGCGCCTTTGAACAGGCATCAGCAAGGGTTGAGAATATCCAAAAATTCGGCATCGCGCCTGCTGTGTATATCTTGACCACGCGCAACAGCTTGGATCACACGATTTTGGGCAAAGTGCTCAAAAAACTGAACATCATCGAGCAGATCCTGTGATTTGTGCTATGCTGTCAACGTGATTTGTTGTCAACAAGTCACATTTAAACCTCTTAACCGTAAGGAACCGAAAAATGTCAACACGATTTGTAACCGGGAAAGTCCGTTTGTCCTATGCCAAGATCATGCGCCCAGGCAAAAACGAAATGAATGGCAAGAATGAATATTCTGCTGTGGTGCTTGTGCCCAAGACCGACACAGACACGATCAATGGCCTCAAGGCTGCGGCCAAGGCTGCCATCGATAAGAAGTTTGGTGGCACGCCGCCCAAGGGCTTGAAAAACCCATTGCGCGATGGCGACACATCCACCAAGGATGATGGCAGCCCCATGGGCAATGAATACAAGGGCCATTTGTTCTTCAATTGCAAGACCGATGCCGACCGCAACAAGCCATCGGTCATTGACACGAATAACCGCGAATTGATCGACCCCGATGCTGTCGTGTCTGGTGATTATGTTCGCCTGTCGGTCAATGCCTATGCCTACGATGCAGTCGGCAATAAGGGTGTGGCCTTTGGCCTAAATAACGTCTTGCTGGTTGCCAAAGGCGAACCGCTTGGCGCACCTCGCATGACAGCAGCCGATGAATTCGGCCTCGGTGGTGGTGGCAATGCTCCAGCCGCTGTGGCCGATGATGACAACTGGGCATAAAAACCCAGCATAAGCGAATCACCCCGCAAGTCTTGGACACGCAGACTTTAAAGTGAAGTGGGAGCAGGTGGAAGCCCTGCGCCTCAAAGGACAAACATGACCACCCAGACAGACAAAGAAGCCAAAACTAAATTCATGAATATTCGGGTAACGCCTGCGCTCATGGATGCATTGAAAAAAGAAGCCGAGGAAAATACCCGCACAGTGGCCTCGCAAGTTCTGCACATTCTCAAAACCCATTTCAATCAAAAATGACCGATTCCCAAAAACGTAAAAAACGCACGATAACGATTCACACGATTGAAAGCCTCATGGATCGCACCAGTGTTGAAGGCGATTGCATCGAATGGCTCGGTTATTTATATCAAGGCAACAATCCACAGGTCTGCCACGCTGGCAAGATGGTGGCTGTGCGCAAGCTGGTGATCTTGCTCAGTGGGCGCAAAGTGCCTGATCGTTCATATTTCAAAACCACATGTTGCAATGACCTGTGTGTCAGGCCCGAACACATCAAAGTGGTTGACCACAAAAAGCACATGATCTCGATGGCCAAAAAGGTGATGCATAACGCGCCGACCCGTGTGGCCAAACTTCAGGCATCGGCCATCAATCGCCGCAAGCTGACCGATGAACAGGTGCAAGACATCTTGTTGTCCAGTGGCAGCAGCAGGCAGCTTGGCGCTCAATATGGAGTCAGCGCCAGCACCATATCCAAGATAAAGAGCCATCAGACCAGACGCTCGGTCAATGCCAGCGTGAACCCGTTTGCAGGGCTGATGCGATGAAGCTGCGCATGACATACAGCCTGATGGATGAAATCATGGCGGCCAAAGACAAGCCGCTGCCAGATTTCAAGATCAGGCATCAACTTTCAAGAATGTATGAGGGGCTGCACGCGCTCGAGACAGCAGACAAGCCCACCAGCGATGATTGGCAAGTGGTCAGCGATGCCATCAACATGATCGAGACACTGACCCTCACAAACAATGGCTGGTGGACTGACTGCGATGGCGATCCAGTGCAGATCACCGACAGCAGTGGCCTGCTGCAAGACGCTGTGTCAGCAATGGCCCAAGCTGGCCGCAGGCACTTTGAGCATGGCGTGATTCGCCTCGATGCCAAGGGGATCGTGACCATTCGCGCAGTGCTGGAAGATTACGCCCAGTTGATCGAGGTGCTGCCTGCCAGGGTAATGATCCACTGCCACCGCAAAACCGAAATGAAGCTGCACGACATCATCAAAGGCAAGGCCAAGCCGCATGACGTTGTTGTAAAAAAGACACGAAATAAATAATTGTTTGCCTGTTGTGTTGTGTTGTGTTTTTGTGTGTATAATTCAACACATCAACAGCACAAACGGAGAAAACGACATGATGACAATCGAAAAAATCACAAAGACCACAAACGGTGTTTTTGCAATGATGATTTTTGAGTCCAAGCCAAACGAAATGTTTTTCGAGACAGAGGCAGAGGCAATCGGTTACGTTGCAGCCTTCAACAAGTTTGTAAAAGCCTAAACCAAACAGGGGCCACTGGCCCCATCTAAACGAAAGAAACGAAATGAAACCCTCACACTTCACCACCCCCCGCAACTTTGCAGACTGCACCTGGATTCAGGGTTATGGCCGCAAGCCGAGCCTCTGGCAGCGCATCCAAGGCCCAGTGCTGGCCATCGCCATTGGCATCGGCATGGCCGCGCTCTTGGTGGCTTGGTGGTCATCATGAGTACCATCATGGATTTGGCCAGGCAAGCCAATCTTCCAGCTTGCCATTTGGAACACCCCAAGGCTTTGCAGCGTTTTGCCGATCTGCTGGCCCAGCGTGAGTTGCAGGCTTGCATCGATGTGCTGGAGGGTCTGCACGCCTGCCAAGACACGCACAACTATTATCTGTATGCCAGCAAAACACTCAAAGACATCAGGGGTGAAAAGTGAAAAGGTATGTACGCAACTTACAACCAGGCCAGCGATTCACATTGCTGCGCACTGGTGAAAAATATCGATTCATCAGGCGCGATCATTCGACCCCCAGCGGCACTCGCCATGTCGTGATGCTTGATGACCCTTACATCACACGCACCGATGGCCACAAAGAATCAACACTGCATCATGCGTGCCATGTCCTGGTGGAGGTGGCATGATCTTCAAAACAATCTGGTTTAAACCAAAACCAATTCCATTGACTCGCTGTCAGGTGCTTGGTGTCTGTCAATCAAACCAAAGCCCTGGATGCAAAACAGGATGCAGAAAATCATGAGTTTTAAATTTTGCACTGCCTGTGAGCGTGACAGGCTGCCAGAGGGTGGCGTGCAGACCAGCCCCAATCGTTGGCTGTGCGCAAAGTGTTGGACACATTTCACGCAAAAAAAAGCCAAGGCATAAAGCCTTGGCTAATCCCATCCCAGAGGAAAAACGCAGCATGGCAAGCTGCGCCTCCAGCATACATCAATCAGGACAATATTTGTAAAGCCTGCATGATGTGTTTGATTCGGTCATCGAGGCCAATCGTGCCACCATTGATGCGCTTGGTCATGGTGACCCAATCCTGAACATCGGCAAACTGGTTGATCTTGTGGGTGTTCCAAAACCACCCAGCAGTCATGGCCGCATATTTGGGGGTGGCTACCAGATCTGGCTCCATGATGAAATCCACGCCAAGCGCCTTGCCTGCATGATGGTAGTTGGCCGATCCAGTCAACTGGATGCAGCCACGGCCCCTAAAACGCCATCCATCGCCTGATGCCTCATCGCGGTTGTTCATGCGGTTGCCATAGATGCGATTGGCGATCTTCTTTGGCTGGCGCTCATAGGCTGCGGCCTCTTCAGGCGTAAAGCCCCATGTGCGCCTGGGCGTGCGAGGAAACAGCTTCAGCAGCGTTGCTGCCCTGTAATTCAGGTTTTCTTCCAGCACCTTGAAGTTGGCGCATTCATGGCTGCATTGCCCGATGAATGAGGCTTGGCGCATTGGTGTGTCGATCTGGAATCGCTCAAATGTTTCATTGAGTGGATCAACCCATTCTTCGCCAATGTGCATTTTTTTGATTTGTTCAGCGTTGAGCATTGATGGTTGTCCTTACTTGTTCATATGCCGCGATGCATGAATTGAGTTGATTGATGGCCCTGTCACCATCGGCTGCGATCTGGGCGATCAGTTCGAGGGTTTGGCGCTCGGACTCGCTGGGGGCTGGATCACCAGGATTTGCGTTAGGCGCTGGGTCAGGTTGGCTTCGCGCTTCGTTCCGATCTCCAATGGCAATGGCGGGATTTGCGGGGGCTTGTACGCAACTTGCGGTTGGGAGGCGCACCCTGCCAGCACGAATGGCAGCATTAAGATCAGTTTGCTTTTTGTCGATGACATGATTGGCCTTTCGCAGTTCGGTTTCTTTGGTTTGCACCACCTCTGACAGCTTTTGCTCGGTCTGCCTTGCCTCTTCATTCTTTTGGGCGATCACAGCCTGCATCTCGGCATCACGATCACCCCAGCCTCGACCATAGCCCCATTTGTAGATGCCAAAGACCACCAGCAGGGCCAGCAGCACCAAAATGGCTGTGCGCTGTATCGAGGTCATGAAACCTCTTTCCGAGCCGCTGCGATCTCGGCGCGATCCTCTTCAGGCTCTTGGTGGTTTGGTGCTGTGGTCGGTGGTGGGCCTGGTGTCCATGATTCATCCAGTTCGGGGTTTTTGTAGCCCATCCAGTTGAAGTCAGGCATCGACACAGTGGTAGATGGTGCGCAATAAGCCTGTGGGGCTGCTGTGGTGGTCTGCGTGCTGTTGTTGGTGGCTGTGGCCGTGTTACCCGGTGGCGGGTTAAAGGTCTTGGCTGCCGTAGATACAGCACGCTTGCCCACAATGCCGCCAATGCCGCCCACACTCAGCAGCACGATGTCGTTCAGCATCTTGGTGTAAGCCTGGTCAATGGGGGCCATCGACTTGATCGGCTGCGTCACAAAGGTCACAGAGTAAAGAAGGGCAAAGACGATCCCCGCCAAGATCAGGGTAATCATGACAACCACGAACCCCCAAACCCTGACCTCGATCTCCTCACTGCTTAGTTGCTGTTTCGGCTGGTTTTGTTGCGTCAATTTGCTTCTCCAAGATAGGGGCCACAAGGTATTCAGGGCAGTCTTGCGTGAACAAGCACCGAGGTTTCATGCACTCGGGCTTGTGGAAGTTGTCAGGATTCTGGCAAGCATAGCGATATGAGTTTTCGCACCCCGCCAGCGCCAGCAAAACAAATATCAGTGCAAGGTGTTTCATGCGCGTACATCCACCATGTGTTTTTCAGACTTACTTTCCTCGATCAGCTTCAGGTGATGCTCTTTTGTTTGTCGCGCATCCAATTGCAGCCGATTCAAGTGCTGTTCGTGATTCAGCCTGAAACGCTCTTGCAGTTCCTTGATGTGTCTTTGGTGCATCTCGACTTTCATATGCCTAATTTCTCCAAGAATGCTTCGATGACTCGGTTGGCGATGTCCGCAGGCAAGAACTGCAAAACTTTAAACCCGACCCAAATGAAGGCCAGATAGCAGTTGATTTTGAGCCACTTGTCAAAACCGTCTTTGGCTTCTTTCCATTTGTCCATGTCATGACCCGCACCCGTAATCAGAACAGTAAAAGACAATTTCCAGAATGCCCCAGAAGATGATGATCGAGATCACAGCGATCAGCGTGATGGCGATGGTCATCTCGATCACCTCTTTGCGCCGCTTGGATGCGTTGAGCGCCCTTGCAGCCTCTCGGCGCTGCTCTTCTCGGTCTTCCTTGTTCATTTCCATCACACGTTGCTGAATGCTGTTCCAGACATCCATGTTGTTGGTGGAGAAAAACAAACCCTTGAGTTGCTCCTCGAAATCCTTTTGAGCCTTTAGCGCCAGTTCGATCTCGATGGCCTTGCCCATGTTGGAGCCGCCAGCTTTCTTGGCCTGGCTGGCTGCCTTGGTGGCCGTGTGCTTGGCATCAAAGTATTTTCCGATCAGTGGGCCAAGGCTTGAAACATCATCAACTGTTTTCGATGCCTTTTTAATCATGTTGACCGCAGCACTCACTGCGGCCATTGCACTTACTGGATCGATCACGAAAGCCCCCTTACAAAAAATAAGGCGACTTGTAAGAGCCACCACACAGCAACTATGCCGATGGCAATTTTAATTCTCATGACAAGAATTCAACAAAAATTCTCACGCACCAGATCACCATGCCAATAAGAAGGGCAGCCGCAATAAAGCTGACTGCCCAGTCTTTCATAACCCAAAGACCTTTTTGACAAACTCGGCTGCAACACCTGGGCCAAGCAAGACCGCAGCGATTACTGCGTAAAGCAAATACTCAATCTTGGTCATGCGCTTGGAGCCGGACTCAAACCTCTTTTGGATGGCCTCATACCTGTGGGCGCAAACTTGCTCATGGGTGGTCAATCGCGCCTCAGTTGCGTCAATCTGCTCCGACATCGTTTACTCCATTGCGGCGAGTTGGATTTGCAATTCTTCTATTTGCGCTTTCAAAGCGTCTTTATGGGCTTGCGCAGCTTTTTCAGCAGCCAAAGCATCAATCTGCTCTTGCGTCATGGGCAAAACAGCACGACTTGACACCACACGCTTGTTTTCGGCATCAATCGTCAAGGTTTCATCGCCATACACCTCATGCTCACCCAAAGGTGCAGAAGCATCGTGTTCAGGCCACCAGGCACAGTCAGACACGCCCAATGCTGGGTCTGTCCATGACAGGTCTACCAGTGACTCAATCTCAAGTCCCAGCAAAAAAACTGGGATTGACTCACGGGTTGCTGTGTTGTTTTGAATTTTTATCATGGCAATTGGCAGTTAAATTGTTGAATAAAGCGTTTGCTTGCCAAACGCAGGCCAGGAGTTGGCGTTTGGGGTTGAGTTAGGCACAGCAGAACTGACTGCATTTAATGTAGCAGTGCTGTATTGAGAGGTGACATCGCCATAACTGTTACTAGGACGCAGAACTTGCCTTGTCCCTGTGGTGGCGTTGAAATGAACAAGATCGCCATTCGTCAAATAACAAGGAGTAAATGCGGAATCAGAGTAATAAGTTGATGTAAGAATAGTCGTGTTGTTTGTGTAATCAATGATTCTCAAGTACCCTGCCGTAGGCTGCAGATTCGGATCTGTCACCCAAGTGGCGTTAGCGTTGTCTAAAATGTACGAAAGGCCAGCAACATGCGGATACCCTGCCACAGGGCAAACCGATGTTGGAAAAATGTTTGGGCCGATATTGCCCCCAGATTGAACTGTGGAATTGAAAGGAAAAACCCTTGTAAATGGACTGGGGGTCGTATTGATTGCTTGGCCGAAATACAAATAAAACGCGCCATCGTGCGAATACCCTCTAAAACTTTGATTGTATCCAAGCCATTGGTGCTCGGTGCGAGTGCGAGATGGCAGCACAAGGCCACCGCCCTCATCCGAACCCGCTGAATAACCAACACTGCCATTGGGTGAAAAAGTAAACCCCCTCGGCGCAAAGGTGGTAAATGAATTCCCCTCATAGTCAGCAATTTTTGTTGGCGCTGAAAAACCAGTTGTGCAATCGTATATGTGGTATCGGAGTGTCGTACCATCGCTGGCTGTGCAGCTAATGTATTGACCGCGAGGGGAAATGCGAATGTTGGTCAAGTTCCCCGTAGCATAGGGAACCATAAAGCGAGTGAGATAAAAAACTCGACCTGGGCCTTGAGAGGCATCGAAAATGCCGACGTAATAGTTTGTCCCATCAAAAATGTTTGTGACCAAATATCTACCGTCAGCAGAAAAAACTGGCTGAACAGCTCCAATTGTGCCTGCACCTGTGAAAGCCCTAATCACCTGAGTTCCGAGCAGCCCTTTTGCTGGGTGATAGGTGGTCAGGCTGAATTGATCGACTCCAGAACTACGGGTATAGACCCAAAAAATAGAGCCATCACCACCTGTGCTGCGCACAGGCAGACCACCAAGCCCATTGCCCACAATTGGAAAATCCGGCGATACGCCAACAGCAGATTGAACTGCTTTAGGTGGCAGTCCAATGTTGTTTTGCATCCCGTACTGGTAAGTCATTCTTAGCCCTATCAGAAATTGGTGAATTCGGCCTTGAAAACAATGCCGCCAGCCAATGCCACTTGTGATCCGACATACAAGCGATCACCAGCCTCAAGGCGCAGAGGGGCAGCCTCGCTGTAAGTAGCGAATACAGTCTCAGGAATTGCGGTAGTAACAGCCACTGTGTGCGCAGCCATCAACTCAGAGTCGATCAGGCGCTGCGTAGTGCCGTTGTCTTTGCTGATGAACAGCACCAAAGACGATGCGGTTACGGTAGCGCGGGGGATCGCAGTCAAGCGAGTCAGGATTGCGCCATCAGTGCCAGCAGTGGCCAGCAGCACCGTGTTGGCTGGTGTGTCGGTCATGGTTGCCACGCCAGTGACAACCGCTGTCGCTGTCTTTGGAGTTTGTGCAAATGGTGCGGTAAAAGTATTGGCCATGATTTAAGTCCTTTAAAAAGAAAGAGAAATGGCCTGCACTTGGGCAAGCACAATGGGGTCTTGAAATGGAGGGCTGCTGGTCTTTAACTGCATCCAGTTCGCGCCTTCCACAGGTGTGATTCCCAGGTTGATGGTCTTGGCGATCCATATTTTCCCACCACTGCTGACCGACTGGCCCACCTGATAGGTTGTTCCGGCTGAATATTCGCCTTTGTAGTTTGCAGCAGCAGCAGCAGCAGCAGCAGCGTTTTCTGCCGCAATAACCTCTTGCTGCGCATCAAGAACAGACTGTGCGGCTGCTCCAGCGGAAGCAGCAGCAGCCACAGCATCGGCATCAACTGCCAATTCTAAGGCGTTGGCCTCTGTTTGAAATGTTGGCAATGCACCCAGAAATGCATCACCTCGCGCCGCAAAGTTTGTCGGGTCGTTTCTGCTCGGTGGCGTTGGCAGTGGAGTCATTGGCATATCTGTTTCCTTTTTAAATCAAGCCCTCGACCTCAAGTCTGCAAAAACTCTGGGTGGGGTAAGCAATATCAATGCTGAAATCTCGGTAGAAGCCATAAACCACCAGAGGGGAATAATCCTCACCCTCTGAACCGATGAACACCGATGGCACTGCGCGAATATCTGACAAGATGCGCTGAACACCGTTCAAACTGCCATTTCCAATCAAGAACTGACCAGACATGCGCTTGCTATATGCACGCTGCACAAATGTCGTTTTCCCTGTGTCTGGATCGGTATCTTTGCGGCTGTAATCAATGATTCCAATGGTAGCCCCCTGCTCTAGGTCATATTCTCCCAAAGAATAAACCGTCCCAACCATCAATTCGCCAATCGAAACCGTGCTTGCGCCACTCAAGATCATCACCAAGTAGCCGGAATTATAGGGTGGCAGATCAGTCAGCACCACCTCGCCTTTTTGAACAAATGGCTCGAAAAAATACATGTACCAGTCATTTAGAACAGTGCCATCCAGACCAATTGTCTTGGAATAGATCACCGAACTGGATGGCCCATCGGTCACATGGATTGCAGCACTATTACCAGATAGACCCAGCAAAGCAGTGCTGTTGATGATGCCTGTGGAAAGCACGATGGTCAATGGCGTGCTGGATGTGGTCAGCGTGCTGATCTGACCATCAAACATGGATGCCCGGTTATCTGGGCCAACTCGCGCCCAGAATGTCGAGTTCGGGACTGATGGTATGTTGTTGGTGTTGGTGTTGACCAGACTGATATAAATCGATTCTTGGTAATCGACTTGCTGGTCTTTTGAATATGTAGTAGCGGATGACCACGCAGCAAATGTTTCGGTGGCATTGGAGTAAACCAAGCCTGTGTCTGAGCCGCTGATAACGTCAGCAGCCCTTGTGACTGCGGCTGTGGTTGTCAGGATGTAGCTTGATGCGCTTGAACGTGCCTCAAGCTGTGCGCCATACAAGAATGCTGTCTGCCCGTTTGTTGGAACGATGATCTGGAAAGCACCAGTGCCAGAGGCTGTGGCTGTTGCCGTTGCCACGCATCTAAACCAGCCATTGCCAACCGCTGTGATTGATGCCGTGCCTGTGCCTGACACTGTGGTGGTGGTGGCTGTCGCCAGGTTAAATGTGACAACAAACACTGCGGCTGTGGCTTGGCAACTAAATTGAACCGTGCTGCTTGTTCCAGCCCTAATAAAGCACGACCAAGTGTAAACAGTTGCACTCACCGAGGTGAATGTCTGCGAGAACGTGCCATTAGCTGCTGTGGCCGTGATCGTGTCGGCCACCAGCGTGCCTGTGGGAGCATTGAAGCTGTTGGCTGTTGCCGAGGCATTGGTCTTTGTCCATGAGGCATTGTCGAATGTCTCGGACTGCAAGATCAGGTTGGTGCTTGCTGTCTCGATCAGCAAGCCATTGAAGGCCAGCGTAATCGGTGTGTATTGCAGTCGCAACACGTTGGTGGCCGCTGTCTGAAGAAGGCCATTGGAGCCAAAGAACGTGCCGCTGGATGCTCTAGCAAAAGAGCCTGTCGCTGCCATCGACTTGGGTTTTATGACTTTCATACAGTGACAGTGTCCAGAGGTTGATCTATGTCGGTCTTTACTGTAAGACCGCGAACATCCCAATTATCCTGCAATCTGAAGATTTTGGCTGTATTTACAGCAGTGCTTCGAGTTTCATGACGCATCATGGACACTTCATCGCGCAGTGCCCTCATTTCTCCGGCCAATTCATTGCCTCCAAAGATATTGCTTGTGGCTGGCGCTGTGTAGATTTGGCTTGTGCGAGGATCAAACAACTCTGGGCCATGCTCACCAACCAAGCCCAGACCGTCCATGTAGCCGCCCTTGCTGAACGATGGCAGACCCAATTCTTTGGCATGGTCAAGCACCTGGGCCTGGGTAATGCCCAAAACACTTGCAAGTTCGCTTGAAGATATGCCAGCAGCAATTGCTGCCTGTCCGATTTGTAAGGCTGTTGGATTTTGAACGTCACCTAATTGGCCTTTAAGTTCTCCCAAAGCATCTCGAACTTGCTCAACTTTTACCGCAGTTCCAGAGGTTTGATTATTTATTGCCACTTGCTGTGCAATTGCTGCTGATTCAGCCGCTGCATTTGCAATAGAGGACAGTCCGCTTGCCATGGTCGCAGACAAATTATTGATGCCCTCACTCACAGATTTCATAGTTACCAACATTTCGTTGAAAACCTTTTGCGCCGCCACTTCTGCGGTTTGCAGTCTTTCCTGATATTGGGCATCAGTTTCAAACATCTTTTGCAGAATCTCGATCTGTGGTGCTGCCTCGGCAATTTTCAACAAAGTGAGGGTCTGCTCTTCCATGATTGGAACAGTTGCAGAATATGCAGCCTGGAGATCAAGCAATGCGACAAACTGTTTTTGACCAGTTTCTGTGCTGACATCAAGGCTTTCCAGCAATGTGCGGAAATCGCCTCTGGTTTCGAGTGCTGCGATCTGTGATGCCGTAAAGCCTGCCGCCTCCAAGGCAACCACGATGCCTCTGGCAGTGATTCCAGCTTGCTCTTCTTTGCTGTAAAAGTTGGCCACAAAGCCTTGTGTCTTTTGGATCAAGGCATCCAAACCACCAGCCAATTCAATGATGCTTTGCCGTGCTGTCACCGAGGCTGTGGCAAATGTGCTGAATGCACCGCCAAACTCATTCAGAGATTCACTGGCAGCTTGAATGGTCATCAGCCGATCAATTGCTTGAACTGCGGTCTCTCCGGCCAGTTGCAGGCCCGATGAACCGATGATGATCGCGGCCATCGCCTCTTCGGCTGCCTTCAAGACTCCTATGATTTTCTCTTGTTTTTGTTCCGCTGTCAGGCCATCGAGCATCAAGCCAATTTCGGCGAGATCAGGGTGCAACTGGTCTGACAATGTGTAGGAGAACGACTCAAGCCCCGTATTCGTTGCACCCAATGCTTTTGCAGCCTCAAGGCTCTTATTTCTGATGGCTGTGAATGCAGTATTCATGCCTTCAGTGGTTTCTGTGACCCGCATGTTTGCAATGCTGTAATCAGGGCCAGAGAAAAGAGTGCCGCCCCTTCTATTCAGGTCATACTCTTGCAGATCGCCACCCAGCGTGCCTGTGACACCGCCACCGACTGTTTTGTTGCTTCGGAAAACACCCAAAGCATTAAGAGCAATCAAAGCCGCTGCCACATAAGGCATAGCCATGGCTGCATTGCTGGCCGCTGATCCACCCATGTTGAATGCAGCAGAGGTTGCGCTGCCCATCGATGTTACTGGTGCGCCGCCTGAAAACATGCCAGAAACGCTGCTCATAAAACCTTGACCAAATGCCGAACCCTGTGCCGCAAGCGTTGCGCCACCAATCATCAGTCCATTTGCACCCATGCTCATGCCCATAGAGCCTAAAACGCTTGATGATGCGGCCTGCGCAATGGGCTGGGTGATTG